ATCCCTTCACGTAGATAGAACTGCGTTAGACCACTCGCATGTTCAATCACAAAGCGTGAACCTACTAATCCGAACCATGGGTTGAAAAAGTTCGGCTTGTTACGGAACAAGGCGGTGCTCCCATAACTAGCGAGTACCAGTGCGGCTCCCTTACCAAGGTCGCTTCCGTAATTTCGGTATCTCTCCGGAGATATAGCTCTCTCCAGGACGTCATTCCATTCACGGAACGGTATTCCATTATGCCAGTCTCTACCAAGAAAGTGAATTATATCACATGCCTCGCCATGTGTCGACTTCTTAGCGTTGACTTTCATGCCGTAAAGGTTTGACAGCAGCTTCGACCATCTACCAACTTCTGGTTTTTGGCGCGTGAAGAATAACATATCGTCTCCGAGGACCCAGAATTCGTCACCTTGCACGTGCAATTTATACGTGTAATCAAGCGTGCCTATTAAACAGGTTGACATAAATGAATCAACCATTTGGGTAAAATAACTACCACTAGGAACGCCATGACGCTTTCCTGAGTATAAACGTGGACCATCAGGATGGGGCATCACTATATCTGTATAGATAAAGTAGTTCTCGATAACGTCGAAAACATCTCCCACCGTGACTCCTTCCAGAACCTCGTCTTCCAAATTGAACCATGTTCTGAATGCGTTAAACGCAGCTTGGATCACGACTTTTCCAATTGTAGAGTCAAATTGCGATGAGTCCAAGCTAGAATAATAGCCATTGAACGCTTGTGCCTTTCTAATCTTTGCTCCAAGAACAGTCGATTTTTCGGCAAAAGCCATTGGCGTTATTCCGCTCTTCTGCATTTCAATAAGTGGTCGAGCTACAAGAGCTTCGATGATAGTCATGGATAATGGATACATCCATATTAATCTTCCCAACTTACCTGCTTGCGTACGAGCACCAGCCAGACACGGTTCTGGTTTGCGGGTTTTCAGCAATGTTTCTTTCGCTTTGCGTACTCCTACAGGCCACGCTTCAGCTTTGGATTTACCATAATCAGTAATTCCTGCGGAAGTGCTCCCCTTAATATCCAGTGCTAAAAACAATGCACTTAGGTCGCGCTCCAAATGTTGTGCTGAAAGGGTTGGTACCCCGACTGGTTTTGCGAAATGTTTGTAAGCAAAATCTAAGCCTTTGCGCACCCTTACATCTCCTAAATCAACATAAGGCGATTCCTTCGGCTCATAGCTTTTCAGCATTTGATATAGCGCATCCAATTGGTAGAGATTGCGTGGTTCATAAGGCAAATCATCTACGCCAGCACGTTTCAGGATTGCTACCACTACCTTGTCCACTAATGGTGTTGTGATATCCTTCGTCATCCTGGCATTCCAATCTTTAAGGAATAATCTGTTGTGGCGTCTGAATTTCATAAATACGCCTCCTCTAAACTTTCGGCCTTACAAAAG